CAGCTACTTCGCTGGTGACCTAGAATAGGTCTCCGTCCATTTTTGGGCAAATCGATTTGCGATAGTCAAACGAGGAAGGCTTCCCGAAGAAGAAGCCACCCTACGGATTCAGGAGTAAGAATCCAACGTTCGACCGTCCGACGTCATTCAAAAGACGTCAGTGCAAGCACATTTGTGCTTCGACATGCTAGAGTATCTGCTCAAGCGCTCTCAGTTCTTTTACTGGAGCACGGCATCTCTAAAGCTAGTTTCGAAGTGATCCATAAGCACCTCCTTAAGGAGTTCTCTGGGTACGACAATGAGCCAGCTTTGATCAAAGAGATCAAAGCTTCATTGGCCTTTTGGTGTGCCCGTCGACTCTTACAAAAAGAGTTACCTGCTTATGGCAAGATTCGATTCTTCCCCGACATCATTGTCGGTCAGGTAAGAATGCGAACATCACTAAGAACTAAGGGTTCAGTTGGTAAGAAGCTTCGACTCATCCATTCAATAGGACAAGTTAAGAAAGCTTTTGCTCAATCCCCACGAGAGCTAGTGCAACAGTATTATGAGAAGCATAGAGCGACTCTCTCTTCTGTCACACCGCCTACTCCAACCGAGTATCTTAACTTAGCATTTGCTAACGGCAAGAAGTTAGGAAAGATTGTTAAGAAGATTTACAATCCTTACAAGACTTCGATGCCCACAGCGTCTGCGACGTTCGATACAAAGAGGTCAGATGGTGGGAAAAAGGCAGCTCTGTTCAAAAAGAACACGCCACAAAACCAGTTCCGTGTAGAACCAACAGTACTTTATCTGTGTGGTCTTCCGGGAGTCGGGAAGTCCCGTCTGGTTTCAGACATCATTCGTTGTCTCGCGGTCCGTGAAGGACTCGATCCATTCGAATGTGTTTACACCAGATCATGCGGTACTCCTCACTGGGATGGGTATGTAGGACAAGCTATTACAGTTCTAGATGATTGGGCTCAGGATGCCACACAACGAGTTGGTGATATCTTGGAGCTCATCAGTTTAGTTACTGATAATGCTTATCCTCTACCTATGGCTGATCTTAAGGAGAAAGGGACGTTATTTACGTCTCGGTATATGATCGTTTGTTCGAACCAACACTTTGGTTCACTCGAACGAGATCATACCGACGCGGGCCTAACGGCCAACAACTCTTATATCCTTAGAGATGACAGAGCGGTTCTGCGACGATTACATCATCCCTACGCGATTCATAGCGCGCAAGGTGATGAAGTCGTCTCTTACCAACTGGACTTAGGAAGCTTGTCTAGCGGACCACGTTTCATTAAACCATCTGTACCAATCGCAAAAGAGCTTTTCAAAAGAGAAAAACGTTGCTCTTTTATTGCGAATGTGGTAACGGACCTAGTGAAAGATCACATGCATAGAGCTATCGGGGTATTAAGAACAATACCCGAGCTCGCCTGTGACTATCCCTGGGTCCAAGAGGTTTATAACGTGGATGATTGGACTATGACAGACGACGGGAATATCTTTCGTTTGAAAGCATCCCGTTCGTTCTCGTTCAACCCAATCCCGCCACCCGAACTTCCACGGGTTATGGCGCATGCGGTTCCGAAGGAACTTGGAGCAAGAATCATCACGAAAAGTGATGAGTTCCTCCATGTCCTCAAACCGTTCCAGATGGCTTTATCTAAAGCATTAGGAACGATGCGACGCTTCGGACCGACGCGCGGTGTGCCATTGAATGAAATGCTGTCCGAGATGAGAAGCTTAGAAGAAGATGAGTACTACCTATCCGGCGACTATGAGTCAGCAACGGATGGGATGCACATGGACTTCTCTAAAGCTATCATTGAAGGTATCCTTTCCGAGATCGATCACGAGCCTACAGCGATGTGGGCTCGGTACGAACATGGAGAACACATTGTTCACTACCCGAGTGAGACTGGTTTACCACCAATCAAGCAAACGGTAGGGCAATTAATGGGTTCTCTCCTCTCGTTCCCGATTCTTTGCGTAGCGAATGACACGCTTTGCGAAATAGCGGGAATTAGTGAAAAGGATCGGATGATCAATGGTGACGACCTATGGGCGATTACCAACCGGACTCAGTATGAGAAGTGGAAGGAAGCTGGCGCACGCTGCGGTATGAAACCGAGCGTGGGCAAGAACTTTCTTTCCCGACGATTTGCGACATTTAATAGTCAGCTAATTATGGGAAACAAGGTTGCTCCTTACACCAATCTCAAGCTCATTATGCGTGATAAAGTTCAGGATGAACTCAATGCACGATCGAGCAGAAAGGGTCAAGTTGTAACACTCACAGGGTGTCTATCGAAGGCTCTTGAACAAGGTGTTTCAAAGCAAACTTTAGTTAGGAATAACAAGAGTTTGTTAGAAAGAACTGTTCAGAGTATCGATATCTCGACAGCGCATGGAGGGTTAGGTTTCGAGTCTACAAGAGAAATGACATACACAGATAAACTTTGTTACATGTGTAAGTTGCTTCCCGATATGAGACGATTACCTAAGTCGCTCCATGCCCCACCCGGATACGTATGGCTCGCGTACCCAGTTAGGGGTCAATTCGTAAAGGAAACCGATTCACTGCACGGGCAGCTATCACGAGCAATATTAGATACAATTGCTTCTGATAACGACTCTACGCAGCGTACGGGGTTCCGAGACACATTGAACTCTGCTGATATCCGAAGAGTCCACAAAAGGGTGGTCAATTCAAAGACATTGAGAGAGATGCTGAAGAAGATGAGCGTCCATAGGATAACACGTCTTGATGATGGCTTTACAAATACCGAGGTAGTTTGCGTTCCAAAATCTAGTGAGAAATCGCTATGGATCTCAAAGCTTCGAGAATTCATCAACGACGTCCAAATGGACAATCTAGTATGAAAGAAGCGCGAATAAAGCTAATAACGATTAGCTTTCGCGTGCTGTCAGTCACATGACGGACTACTAGGCAGTTAGCCTAGGTGCCGGTTGATGATGCCCTGCCTCTTTAGGCGAGCTAGTCAGCTGTGTAAGGGG